ATAACAGCTGGCTTGATGGAAAGACCTTGTGCAGTAGCATCAACATATGCCTTTGTAGCAGCATCAGCTGCATCCGTTGGCGTACCAAGAGCAGTGATCTTGTTTCCATTCATGTTCAAGGTACCAGTCATGGTATCACCAGAAACGTTTACATAAACGTTATCAACTAGACCCGTGATGTCTGCTTGGACGACGTTATTTACACCGGTTACTCGACCATATGTATCATATGTGAATTTCAGGAAGTTACCAACGTTTGTTGGAATAGTTAGTGTTTGAAGGTCAAGCGTTGGATCACCGGCGACACCGTTACCATGATCAACAACGATAGTACCAGTAGTACCACCAGTAATTGAACGAACAGCCCATGTATCTGCTGCAGTACGAGCTGCTAAACCAGTTCCTGTTAAGCCTTCAACTGCTGCAAGGTCATTTGCAAGAGATATAACTGAATTACCACCACCAGAAGTGTTGGTCATTGTAATACCTTCTGAAGGCATTTGGAAAGAGCTAGCAACAAATGTATTTCCATCTGCACTTACAGAAACATAACCTGGACCAGTAATATTAGCCAGGTTAGCAAGACCAACATCATATGGTTGAACACCAGTTGATTTTCCTGGTGAAGCATTTACCCAATTTGTTCCATTATAGTATAAAATCTGACCAGCAGTTGCTGCATTAATTGAAACATCACCAAGTTCTGCAAGAGTATCAGTACCTTGTGCTTTTCGAGCCAAAGCATTAATTATATCTGTCCAGTTCGTTGGAGTTGAACCAACGATAGCTGTAACATCTGAACTAAATGTTCCTATCGTGCCATTGCCCTGAATACCAGCACCAAGTGTAGCTTCAATATTATCAACTTCTGCTTGAATAGCTGAAGCATTACCACCTGTAGCAAATGGAACCCATGAAGTTCCGTCATTGAAGTAATAAAGCGCGTTAGTTGTATTGTAGTAAATGCGTCCAGCTTCTGCACTGTTGAAAACTGGTGCAGTTGCTAGGCGCTCGATGTACGCGTTCTGGATTTCACCAGTTGCGTCTGAATTAAATACTAAATTACCGTTAATTTTCATAAAAATCTCCTTGCAAGTTTGATTTCAATCATCCTGTTAAGTCATTTTATCATCTTTACATTGTTCTGCGGCTAGCAGTAGTTAGTGCCTTTATAGCAGAATTAAAAGCTACAGGTTCTACTCTAATATTTCCTAGATCATAATCATTGATAACATCATCATCAACATTTGAAAAGAAAAATATTCCTTTGTTGCCAACTTTTTCGATGGTTTCAAGACGATAACCTAAAACTTTCAAAGCTGCAGCAAGCACGATGTCTTGCGTTTCTATTGTCCGTTTTGCCATGTTGTTTCTATCCTCTTATTAAAAATACGGGTTGAGATCGAAACTATTTATGATAAAACAAACTTTAAAACGCTAAAATCATTGCTCTTCCTACTGTTGCTGCTACAAATGTTATAAGTATAGTTGATGAATCTATGATTTTAACGCTTTCTGGGATTATCTGCTCCCATGATGCATCATACACCGTGACTTGTGCTCGTGTAGATGATAGCGGGTGATTAATCATCCACGACATTTGTGGAGTAAGTTGAACATGTTCATAACCTTTAGCTAAACCAGATGATTCTGCATCAACTTTAGTATTTAGCGCTTCCAGCGCTTCTTGAACATTGGAAGCACCTGGAAGTGAAGTTATTGGAAGAATATCTATATCAGCAGCTTTGTGCCGAAGTGGTGCTGATCCTGCGATATGAGCATCAAAATCATTCTTAAGTGCAGCAACATCTACACCATTTAGCAATCCACCAAGTGTAAAGTTTTGTGTGGCAATTAAATTGCCATTTTTATCGACACGAAAAACTGGAGTAGTACCAAATGTTCTTCTGACTGTAATTAAATCAACTATAGGAGTGACGCCTAAATCTGGCTCTATCTTCAATGCTGTTTGTGCACCATTTTTAGGGGAGATAACCCAGTGATCACTGTCTTGAACAACTGACTCAATAATTGTTGAACTTCCAAGAACCTCTAGATCACCAGTAATTGTAACCTTACCTGTCTCAGCATCTACCTTAAAGAATAGATTATCATCAGTATCATCCTTTAGAACAAAATCTTTACCAAGAGTCAACTTAATGACGGCTTCACCGTTGACAGCATTAGTTAAGTCATAAATTCTTTGTAGTGATAGCCTACTGCTACCACTTGGTGCTGTTGATGCACCATCATCAAATAATAGCCCACGACCATTTACTGTCCATGTATCATGAGAAGTACCGCCAGCATTAATAATGGACCCATCTAACATGTGCCCAAATATACCATCATTTTCTAAAATAATTAGTTTAACGGGCTGAATTGTCATCATAATCGTAAGAAAAAATTATTTTAAGAATGAAGTCTGACAGGCGGAAAAAGATGCATGTAAATGGACTGACGATCGTATACGAATCCTATTTGCTGAGATACCCCTGTAATTGGTGGGTTAAGCGTTACTTCTCCAGATGGCCCACAGAAAAGTGGTTTGTTAATTTGCGAATCATCCCAGTTCCATTGTTCATTTCGAACTACACCGCTTGTAATTACGTGTCCAACATCATCAGCATAGAGATTATCAACAACAATACCACTTACAAAATTAAACTCATTGTTACACGATGCGAGTACAATCTTTCTGTTACCAGTCATTGAGACTAAGTAAAATGCTGGAATAGATTCTTCAGCCTGTGCTATAGAGATCGCCGAGTCAAATTTTACATTTGACCCAGAATAGTTAGATACAACCAGAACAGTTTCAGTCGTTACGAATTTAGAATTTCTTCCTTGCCGTAGCGGTTGACCATTTGCCGCCGAGAACATAATTGGCCCTGAGACGCAATCATCAATTGTTAGGCCAGGATATGTGCCAACATCTAATCCTACTTGAGAGCCATTAACCCACTTAGAATTGCTATAAACATTTAGTGGGTATGGGGGATAGAAATTACCACCCTCATATTTTGCAGCAAACACCCGAATTACATCGCGCCAATGTGGGACTGGAGATGTTGCATCATAAACCTTCATAGTTTTGACACTCATATCGAACCAGTGCGCACCATTAGTGATAGATCCAGTAGGAGCGTCTCCTATGATTGGAGAAATATTTGTCCAACCAAATGTTCTAGCTCCTGTATTTAGGTTAATGTCCCAGTACAACCACTTTGCTTCAGTAGTCGTCATTAGAGGACCATTATTTGGCCCACCACCACCCCAAGCAGAAACAACTGTTGTGTTTTCTTCAAAAAGATAATTTGCATCATAATGCGCAAATGTAACTTTCACAGGGCGGGTAAACGAGTTACTTATGACAAGATCAACAGTATCTCCTGCTGATGTAGTTTTCTGCAGGAACGGAGGCCCTGCTAAAAATGTAGGAGCTAAAATACCCTGTCGAAAGCTAATGTTCTTCATACTTTACATTATGATACTGAAATTGTTAGTGTGTAAGTAATAACTAACTCGCGGTTTGCTGTCTTTAAGATCGGTGAAAAGATAATATGTGTCAACAACAAATTATCAAACGTGAAAAGCCCAAGTTCATCAAATGCATATTGAGCATTTGGATCAGGGTCACCAGGAGAGTCAGTGAGGTCTTGACCTGATGGTTCGCCAGCAGCAATAGTTGCAGTAACAATTACTACTGTTGTTTCACTTGGTGCTGGACTTTCTTGATATGTGACCGAGTTCTCGCTTGGTGTTGATGCAATTGATTCATCAACCTGCTCTTCATATGTTGGAGACCAAAGATCAGCTGTAGCTCCAGTTACGTTAGGTGCAAGATAAGTAATCTCATTTGATGAGTTAATAGTTGAACCACCATTACCAAGCTTAATCTTAAAAATCTGATGTTTTCCAATGTTATATGTAGTATCTGGTGGCTCATTAGAAAGCCCACGGGCAATTGCAATTGCCATGTTTTTATTATGGACAGCATTGTTCTTATCTAACAACACCTCACCAGTGTGCTTGTCAACAATACGAACGTGACCTTTTACTTTGATAGCTGCTTCAGTAGTCATTGGATCTCCAATTTTTAGCTCATTGCACTTAATTGTTAGGTATTTATTATATCAAGTAATTCTAAGCCTAAAAGGCGCGGTGAATCCTGATGGAAGTGTAAATGAAAATGATTGTAAGCTTATAGCAGATGGAAACTGTTGAAATGGCATCATGTTTGGAATAGGTGAAGCATAAACACCTGGGTTATTAACTGACTCAACAATCAGAGTAGGTGTTACAGGTGGGCCATTATGAGTGATAAGATATTCATCAGCATTCTGTGTAATCAATAAGCCTTCCAAAGGAACTTTTGTAAAATCATACATCTTACTAACACGATTAACTTGATTTTCTGTGACAGTAATTGTTCCTGTAAGGCTTGAAAATGGTGTAATAAGAACATGATTTGGATCCAAGTAGTTGACTGTATATGCACTTGGGTTAACTATGTTGTTAGTTCCGTCTCTAACAGTAACAGAGACATTCAAGGTATTTAGATTGTGCGTTACTAAAATAGGGTTATCACCTGGAACCCATGAAAATGTGAACACCGGTGCAGCTAGCTTTTCTACAAGTGTAAAATCTTCTAAAAATTGCGTACCTGTTGTTTCAGTAGATTCTTCAGAAACAAATGTTCCTAATGATCCATTAATTGGGTGTGGCAGGATTATTTGCGCATTTTCATCATACTCGTATACCCCAGGCGCTATTTCGATGGCATGCTGAATGATTGCTGAATATCGTTGATCGTAATCGAATATATCATATGGCATTTCATCATAGCCAAAAACGATAGGAAGCGCGCCACCTTCGATTAGTGTGATATTCAACGTGTCATCAAGAGCAAGATTACCAACAACATTAATTCCTGAGATATTCTCAAATGAGAACAACACAGGTATGTTGTCAAATAAATTCAACCGTACGCGAGCGTATGCGCGCAGATTCTCTGTTACCTTTACTCTAATATTTTGCCCATAAGAAGCATCAGGTTGAAATCTGAACGCAAATTTAGTATTAAACGGAACGTAGTTCTTAAAAAAGTTTTTATCAAATATAATGGTTGCAGAACCATTCCTGTTAGTGCACTGATATCGAGGTTGCTCGATTGTAAATACCTTGACTGTTGGATCAGAACAAAGATATGCTTCAATTTGAGTAGTAAGGTCAGGAAAATGAGCAGTCTTCCCATCATATAGAGATGCTGGGGAAGTTGGCCTATCGAAATAACGAAACTCAAGTGGAATCCAGTCATTTACTGAAGCAAGTTCTGGGTAAATCTTACCAGCATCATTAATTCTAAAGCGCATCACATCTAACAACGCTTTGTCAATTATGATGCGATCTCCATCATTTACACCATTTTTAAAAATGACAGAACCATAGCTGTGATACAGTGGGAAATATTCCTCATTGTACAACCACGGAACAGTAATGTCTTCTATACCAGTATCATATCGAGGAATTTCATAGTTAAGCTCATCATACCATCCTTCGGCAGCATAGGTATACTCTGGTGCAAGATATACTCTAATTGTGTCACCAGCTTGATACTCGAACTCTCCAGGAATATAGTCAATTTTGAATGAACAGAACTCATCTTCCCATACTTCATTCAATGTTAGAACTTTTCTATATCCATAAATGTTGTTTACAACTGTTGCATACTTAACAACAGTATTTGGTTTAACTGGAGGTTGGAACGTAATCGTATACACTGATGGTTCAGCAATAGAATGTACATCTTTTATCTTTGTGAACAACAATGATGTTGTTTCAGAACCACCAACAGCTACAAATAAACCATTTCCATACGCGATAGAGTTATATGAATTCCCTTTATAACGCGTCCAGGAAATGCCACCATCTTCTGATGAAGCAATAAAACCATCTGGTCCAACGGCAACGAATTTTCCATTACCATATGAAACTGAAGTCAAAATTCCAGTATCTCGCTCAACTGGATTATCCCAAGTATTAGCTACACGTGTCCATGTTAATCCACCATCGGTTGAGCGAATAATAACTCCATTGCTGCCAACTATAATAAAGGTGTTAAGATCTTTGACATAAATGATGTCATTAAAATCTACGCTTTGTTGCTGGAGTGTTCCTAGCACAGATAAACCAAATGAAACCGGTGTCCAATTAATTCTATCATTAGAACGAAGAATCGTACCTTTATTACCAACAGCAATTATCGCATCATTAGACCATGCAATACCATTTAAGCTATCATGTGTACCACTTAATCTCTTTACCCACCCAAACCCAGTTGTAGATGTAAGGATTGTTCCATCATCTCCAACAGCTATAATACAGTTTTTTAAACTTAAACTATATGACACTATTACAGTCTCACCAACAGTAAATGGAATAGTAGCTGTTGGCGGAAAATTTGGGTCATAGAGATAAATTACATCAGTGTTGGTATCATACCAGAAAGGAACAGTTTCTTCCTGTGGAACTCCACCAACAACTTTCCAGATTGATATACCTGACGGGTCTAGTTCATTACCACTGTTCAACACAATAGAAGCATTATCAAGTTTGTCATTCGCTGTTTGCGTAATAACAATTGGTCCGCTGTTAGTTTTTGACACTAGAAAATTAGGAATAACTGTAGACGCGTGCAGAGTAGAATTAACCCCAGTTGCTTGACGAACCCAGTGTTCACCGTCGGATGATGTAGCAATTAGCCCATTTTCGCCAACGATAACAATTAGTTCACCTGGAGGTGGTGGAACAACTTCTTGATACCACGTGTTCCCATCAGGTGATGAACCAACTATAGAATCTTTACCAGCTACGTAAAATGCACCATTAAATGAAATAGATGTTAAGATTTGCGCGTTAGAAACTACTTGGCGCCATGTCCTATCATTTCCATCTGGTGACACCGAAACAGTAGCACGATAGATGCTCGCGAAGTATTTCAGTTTGGGGATCTTAAAACCAATCTTTCCGTTCCAATACCATTCCCCAATCTTTGCATTAGGTTGCCAGCCTGAAACGCTTCCATATACTAGAAAGTTTTCTACACGATCTCCAACAGTGAAGTTAAATGTGTCACCTTGGAAAAATCCTTCAATTGTAGGAATAATAGTGAAGTGAATATCATCGTTCTTGAATGAGCAACCATCCTTAAGATCAATATTTTCAATAGTATAAGGATTAACGCTGTCTATCTTAGAAAGATTGTATGTTCCATCTCCATTAAACGTAATGGACCATGATGATGGAACACTTACCCTATCAAGAGAACGGGTGTGAATTTCTAATGCAGGTTGATACAGCCGTGATGGTGAACCTGCTCCAGGCATAAATGATGGTTTAGACTGTACAACGATAGGGTTTGTTTTAATAATCGACCAAACTTCTTGTGGTGCGTCTTCGGCAACTGTGATCTTATGATATGGCGTTAAAACAAACGTGTCACCAATAATAAGTAGATGATCAGTTTGACCTGGTGCTGGTTCAAAGTCGAATTTTAACAGTGGGTGATTAAATGTAGTTCTAAATTGTGATGTTCCAATTAAGCCATTATATTTGCCTCTAACCTCGACAATACCATTAACATCATCTATGCACGTGAGAGTCCATTCATCATAAGCACCACGCTCTATGTTACGAATGCATGCGGCAGCTTTAATTACGTCTTGATATAATAAAATGCCGGTACTTTCAGCAAAAGCTGGTATACTGGAAACGTTTTGTTCAATCCAACGCTGATTGGGACGTGTTTCAAACGTGTAAACACCATGACTTAGGAAATAGTCAAATGATTCTTGTTGGTGTTCACCATTCTTACGAACATTTGTTACGCTTGGACCATCCCATCTTCGTGGGTTAAATGCTCTACCGCCATGATTTTCAATTCCAGGAATCTGTAAATCATCATTTTCACCAGCAATGAATGTTTCTTGACTAACATGGCTTAAAAACTTATGTACAGATGTAAATGGTACTTGCCATTGTGTTCTATTACCATCAGATATCAGTTCTTTCCACCAGGAATTTGAACGACGTGTTCTTACTCCTGGATATGGTGATGATGATTCAAGAAGATCAGCTCCTAGAAATGCTAAAAGTTGATGATTTTCTGTAATTTTTACGTTTACATCATCATTGATTTCATATCGTTCTTCAATTTCTGAAAGCTTAGTGTGGTATGGTTTTACGTCTAAAACGTAATTATTCAGAGCATCAGTATGCCCATTTGCTACGACAAGATAATGGCTTTTAGTAGAGTTCATCTTGTTGCTCCACTTGTGTTGCTTGGACAATTGTTGTAGATGAACTTACAGTAATATATGATGTCTTGAAAATGTCGCTAAACTCAAAATTGTTAGCAAGCGCATCATCTAGAACTGCAAAGAAGATTTCATTAACTTGACTTGCTCTAGCAGTTTTGTAAATTATGCTCATTGTTTCACGTGCTTTTTCAGGTGTTGCAAACCATTCACTAGACTTAGAGAAGTCCAGTGCAGTTATATAGTCAGTAATAACTTTATTTCCAACACGCAATGTACATTGTGTATTCAAGATAGTATTAATAATAGATTTCTTTACTAGCTCCGTATCAGCAAAAATTTGACCTTTACCAAAACCAAACCGAGTACGTGTACCATTTCGATTATCATAGTCAATTCGTGCTTGAGATGGAACTGGATTTCCACCTGCATCAATTCCAGAAACAGCAGCAGTAATTAACTCCCATAATTGAGCTGGAATTTTATTTCGTTGGCTCTTTCTGATAAGTTTCCACTCACTGTGCGTGTTCTTTAAATTAATTTCTTCTGGGTCATCCCTTAATGTAAAGTCTCTTACAAAGCGCAGTTTGAACGCAGAGTCCTTAGTAACAAACGCGCTCAATCCAGCAATAGCACAGGAATCAAACTTAGCAGGATATTTTTTATCGTTAGAAGGCAAAGCGCGTACAAAGATAGTATACGTGCTTGGACCAACTGTTAGAATATCTTGTGCTTGAGCTAGCGACATTGTCTTGTTTACTTGAGGAATTGTCTTATCTTGTACCCAGAAATAATACTTAGCCGCTGTAATATTACCATCAGCATCACGCTGTTGAATTACTGTGTACTGGTAATCCAACTTGTACTGTGTTTGAATGGTATAGTCTTCAGCTACATCAGGATCAAATTCTAGTTCTTTACTTGATGGAACATAAGCTCGGTATAGAACTAAAACGCTTGAACCTTCCTGTGGAGTATTTACAATCTGAAGTAGATATCCCGAAATGACATATCCGCTTGGATTAACCTGAATTCCATTTACGTAGACAGATACACGGTTATTGTCAATTTCTTCTGGAAGAACAAACAAGATAGGATCTACACCATTAGATATTTTATTAAGACGCAGATCATTAAGTAACTTCCACTCTGTCCAACTTACAGTATAACGAGCTATACTTTCGCCAGTTCTTAAAACTAGTGTATTAATGGGGTTGTACATTTCACTAATTATTGAAGAAGTGGCAGAAACTATTTGCTCGTCACCAACATAAGGCTTCCACATGTTAAACGGAGGCACTAAATCAGAATCCAGTTCTTTCTGAGTTGGAGTTTCCCAGGTTTTCCACTCATATTCAGATTCTGAATAATCAATATCATTTTTATCATTTATGAAAATATCATCTGGTAGAGGAATTATCTCTTCAAATGAAATACCTTCACGAATATAAATGTCCTGCTCACCATTAACTATTGAATCAATAATTTCCTCACTAGTCAGTGGGGTGTTGCCGAATATCGCTCTTTTGATTCTAACTGATAATCCAAAAGTTTCAAATTTCACGATAAGCAAGTTATCATTTACAGCATCAGTAGAAACCCAATCATTAACTTGTGTATCTTCATAATTTCCTAGAGCATCAGACATTCTTAGCGCAAATACTCCAGCAGAAATAGTTTTCTTAGAAAGCTTAATCGCTCCAATTTTTGAACCAAATGCTGGGATTTTAAGTGGCTCTAGTTCAATTGACGCAAGTTTAGTTCCACTTGGAACAATCATAGGTTGATCAAGAAGAACACTTGAGCCAATAACATATTGTATATTATCAACAATTTTGACCTCACCTACTGGCTTATTATTTTTCCAACCTCCAAAATGACGGTCAGCTACTAGTGTTTGATCTTTACAACGACCTTTATCAGCAACTAACAGATTACCAGAAACAAATACTTTTATTAATGTAGACCCAAATGATGGGTGCGCATTAGAATTTCCAACACCAGCTTTTGACCACGCAATAGGCTTTCTTTTGATAATGCGATCACGTTTATAGTATTTTTTCAGAGCGGCACGCCCTGATGCCTTTAATCTTGGGTCAATTTCAGCACTACCTTCTTGTTTAGCAGCAAGATCATCATATTTAGCTGGGTGAACAGGACTTTCAACCCATTCATATAGATCAATAGAAGCCCAATCAGCTAGCAGACCCCAGCGCTGTAATCGTGCATCTCTGTTTGGGAAAATTTTTGCATCATAGTACGGGATATAGCCAAGATTTGCAGTATTCCACCAAACTCGTCCAACCTCGCGTTGAGCCCATGGTTTTAAAGTATGATAATTTTCATTGTTAGTTGTTTGCATTGAGTAGTTATATCTAGCAGGGTCAGCATGTGAAATAATATCAACTACTTCCAGCGGTGCTTGTGCGTGTATACCGATAGCTGGATGCCATAATGAAATATCATCAATTAGAATTGAGTCTTTATAGTTAATTAGCTTTATTGGTGAAAGCTTAGTAGGATTAATCCACGTAAAGCCTGTTACTTTGTATGTTCCTGGACCATCAACTTTAATAAGGCTAGCGTTTATAACTTTACAGTTAAACGGACCAGTGACAGAAGGCTCAACACCATCACCATTGTGATAAATGTTGGATAAGCGAATATAAGCTGGAAATGTGTTTGACGCATCTACAACAACAGTCTCAGAAATTCGTTCTGCTTCAAAATACAAGCCTTTGCCCAAGTCATTAATGCTAAACCAGCGCGTATCATCACCACTTTCTATGTGGGTAAACAGTGGCATTAAGTCAACACCATCACCATTTGTATAGAACTGAAGTCTAAGATACTTCTGAGTTGTATCTGTTGGTTCAATCTTAAGCTCAGGAGATGACTTTTCTCGAGCATCTCCATACTCAGCTATCTTATATGCCCAGTACTCATCCACCGAGGCATCATTAAACTTCTTGTAATTGACGAATGCATCAATCGTCATGTTAGTTCCTTTGGCTTGGATTAGGCCACGCCAAAAATTAAACTGTGTAGAATTGTTAACATCGATTTTGTCAAAATAGGACTTCTTACTATAGCCAAGAAGCGCAAGCGCGTGTTCTGCAGTTGTAGGTTCATAGAAAGTTTTGGCTGCATCATAATAAGATGCAGAAGCATCAACAGATGACATTAGGTTTCTACGAACATTATTACCACTTAAGAAAAAGCCTTCAAATGTCGGTTTGCCATTTGGCTCTTCTTGTCGAATATAGTTTAAGTACGCAGTTTTAATTCGCGCGCTGGTAAATGGATCAAACAGCGTAGCTGCCCCATTCTCATCACTGAACTTCTTATTGAATAGAATAGCGTGCTCATATTCATCAATAAACACGTGTGCAGAAAAGATCGGCGTGTTAGTGTAAGTTACTGCATACTCATCTGTTCTGATTACGTGTAGTTTATCAACTGGAATTAGCGCACCAGTCACATCATAAGCGCCTTGTGCTGAGTATGCATCAATGAATACTCTGTCACTGTAACGCGCCATTAAACCATATGGTGTGATTAGAGTCAAATTTTCCATGAATGGGTTAAGAATATGGGCATCCCCAGCATTCATGCCCTTGTATACACGGTCAATAAATTTCTCAATTTCAAGCTGCCAATCCAGATTGCGTCCTGTTTCTTCATCAGTAACTGGCATCCCCTCTGAATAAATTCTCCATCCAAGATCATGCAATCTATCAACATAACCAAAGATGAAATTAATAACGTTTTGCAGCCCAGTAATGATCTGTGGAGTTGTTACTGTTTCAATTGACAACTTTTCGGTATAGCGTTTCCATTCAAGGGGTGTTGTTATCTTACTTAGTGCGTTAAATGTTAAGTATTCACCGCTTGTGTTTAACACGTATTTTTCAATAGTCGGGTTTTGATTGCTATAACTTTCAATTCTAAATACCCAATCACTTGCATCAGTTTTTGGTGCTTGATACCCATATTGATTTATAACTCGTGAGCCCATGGATACTAACTGCACACGAAGGCCAGTAATCCATAGACTGTCATTATTAGAGTTCTTTTTCAATAGAAGATTATACGATGTTGTTGGTAGTAATCCAAGAGTTGTATTAATGCTTAAAGTATCTTGACGTATTAGAGCACCAATGCGATGCGCAAGCTTAAGCTGCCAATTTCTGTATGCTTGTGTGGCAGAAGAGAATTCTGTGTCAATAAAGCTAAAGCGCAGCAGGTTTGTGAACCACTGACCAAGTCCTTTGAACTTTTTAACAGTAGCTGCAACATGTGTAAATTTAGTTGGAACAGGTTTCATCGGTTGTGTAGGATGAACAACAGCTGCACCATCTGCAACGCATCCTTCACAAAAATCATTAATGATTAGACTTGGGTCAACATAATTTGGGCTATCTACATCGACCACGTCGTCATAGAGATTGATAATAAGTTTTTCACCAAGTTCAAAAGGAATTCCCAGATCATCAATGGTTACATTGTTAAAACTAACACCATCAGTTACAATGCTAAATGGTAAACCCTCTTCAACATACGCTTTTAGTTGTCCATTTATAAACAAGCTAAAAATAGTTAAATTATCTTCAACATGGCTAACTTCAAAAATTATCTCACGTGTTTTATCATTAGGGTTAACAGCATTAATGGTTCCTTTAATTCTTTGTTGAACTTCATCAGAGGTGTAAGTGTTGATAATGTTTAATCGTTCACCATGCATTAAGAATGAAGTGTGTGGCTGAAGAGCAGATAGGTTTCTTTCGAGCCGCGCGCCACCAGGATATGCTGTAACGAATGTATCTCCCCATGACTTACTTAAAAACTCAAGTGGTTGGAGTCTAAACGCAGTGCGGGCGAGACCGTATAGGTATTCTAAAGATTTCTTCCATACTATTTCAACAGGTCCATTATCACCAAACCTATATACATCAGAAATTCCTGATGGTATATAAGTTAAAAGAGCTTCTGAAGAAGCACTTTCCAGTGGTGAAACATATGGTGGAAGAACTGCATCATTGTAAATGTTAACGCATAGCTTGAGAGATGGATTAGCAGCCTTGATATCTGCCCACATCTGTTGTTTCCACATGCGCACCTGTTCAATTGTTACAGGTGTAACGTTAGGAATAATAGTGCCTGATGTGGTAATTACCCACACTGTATTTGCCCTAGTGTCACCTTCAAGGCAACCAACTGTTAAACCTTCAGCTAAAATGTCAGATGAACGTGTCCAGCTACTTGCAGCAGCTATGTAAATTCCATTCATTTCAGGTAGTGTCTGTGCTATCAGTAGAATACGATCACCGTTAGCAACTTGTATTCCATCAATAACTGGAAAACCTGCCAATGTAGGCACATTTTGCCATGCAACAACACGAACAGGAGTTGCAATATTATTTGTTCCACTTACTGTGCTTGCATAAAGAGCATCCCATGTGGGTGGTTTAATAGCAAAGTTTAGTAGCTTCCATGGCTCAAGGTTAGGACGACATGTAGAAACGGTTTGTCCAGGTCTGTTAAAATGCTGCTTGTAAATATCATACCATCTTGCAGGCACTGTTGTGAAGCCAGGAATAATTGCGTGGGAATAATTCCATGTAAAGGCATCGTTCTGCTTAAAATCGGGAGCGTATGTATCATAACCATACTTAAGAGCGAACCGCGCTAGTTCTATTTCTGAGTAACGCGAAACATTTGCATTGCTCAGATATGAGCTTACACTTTGTGATGGGTGAACACTCTCAAATAGTTTTTGCTCTACCGCAATAACAAGACTATTACGAATAGTTTCAATGCTGAATGGCAACCATCTATTAGCAACCGTGACAGAACTTACAATCCACGTGTTACTAACATTATCCCATTCATGCATCTGGCGTGTTGAACGGTTAAACCAGAACTGTCCAGTTGATCCGTTTGGTGGTGTTGTAGGCGTGTCATAGTTTACAGAGAAAACTCTTAACTCCATTGTAGATGGCTTTAGCCACAGTTGCCCCGCATATGGGGTGCTTGGCATAGCCTCTACAAAATAGCCACCAGAAGTAGTTCCATCTGAACGTAAAACCTGTGTTTTTACAAGCTCACGATCAACATCAAAACTGCGTTGAATAATTGGAGAAATATGACCATCATGGTGAACAATGATGCTTATGCCAAGCTCTGGATCAAATGAAACATTCGGATGAACAGCTGGAATTAAACCGAACATTGGAAGCGTAGCTGGCCAATTAGGTATTTTTGCTGTTGTGTCACCAAAAACATCACGGAGGTTTTGGTTATTTTCTCGTGATTTACAATATTCATCGAGTAATGATTGAATTTCGACAGAAAATGGATCAATATGAGAAATTGTAAGCGTGTTACCACGCGTAATATAAGATGGTATATTTTCTGAAACAAATTGATCAATACTTGCAAGAGCAACGTTGTATTGTTGTTCAGCAAAGTCAATGAGCGTGATAGGACTCATGTCTTGCTGAATAAGCATGCTTGCTAGCAATGGAAAGTTTAGGTTAAAATCTCTTATGGTGCCACCATAAGCTGGATTAAACTCTAGCAAGCGAACGTTATTGTTTCCAAGAGACCCTCCTTTGAAACCATCCTGGTTACGTACTATGCTTCTAGCATGTTCAACTATATCACCATAAAATAATTCATCACGTGTTTCACGTTCCATGTTTTGGAACATTCGAAGTGGTGTCATCCAAACACCATCAATATGATTATCAAGAGCATCAGCGCTAACACCACCAGGATAGTTAATGATTTGATCATTAATTTTCTTAATGTAACGCGGAGACAGCTTATTCATCACATTGAATGAAATAACATCACCATCTGAATATGCAGCTGGAGTTATTGTGATAATAAAATCATCGCATTCAAACGCTGTTCCAGGCAGAGCATTACCAACATTTCCAGAACGTTCACCAACAACTGTAAATTTTCCACCTGTATATGTAAGTGTCCATGTCTGAACATCAGCTGTCTGTTTAAGCATATCAAATGTTATGTTAGCACCAGCTACGTTAGGAAGTGTTACTGATTTTGCAACAGCACCAGTTACACCAGGCACCCATATTGTTTCAAGCTTAGCATTTGCAGCATCACCATCTGGCACCTTCTTGTAAAATAACAGACGACCTTGCTCGTCCTTCAATCCATGGCCAAAAACAAAGTCATAGTCAGATGTTGTTTTAAGGCGTCTTTGAATAATCGGGTCAACATCAGAGCTCGCATCTTCAGCATAGAAGAAAATAGATGAGGTTTTACCAGCATGAGTGCCATCATATCTAAAAAGATCAAATTGTGGTAGCTGGTTTTTAGAAGAAATATGCTGCGTTATTTTAATGGGACCATCTTGAGTTGGTTCACCATCTAAAGTAATAGAAGAGTTAAGCTGAAGATCCTCATCATATTCTATAATTGGTCTTTTTGCCTGTTCAGCCTGATCAATTGAAAAACCATATGATCCAAAAAGTGCATCAAAATCATCTTTGTGGTACCATCTATTTCTAATTTGCCAATCATTTACGTTGATAGGTGGATTAGTAGGATCAAGCGTAAATGTGATAGCTGAGGAAATTGGGGTATCATCATCTAATAGTGGGGTTTTTGCTGTTACTTCAAAAGTTTGCCCTGTAAAAGAGACATATACACGTGAGCCTATTTTTAAATGACTTTCTAGTGTAGCATTTGAGGCACGTTTCCATTTAACATTATCAATAATATAGATTCCGTTTTCATGTGGATCTGGTTGGTTTATTACAAGTACACCACGTCCGCGAATAACTTGATTTCCATTAAGATACATTAACGGAAGAGTTGATTTTACACCAAGCAATGCACCCTTACCAGAAGGAGAAATAGAATTAAAAGAAACAAAAATATTGCTTGTGCGATGAGAAACGCTAATAATAAATTCATCGTTGGCAGAGAATGGAATGGCTCCATTTTGAATTGTCAATTCTAGAACTTGATCATTTGGTTCAGGGAAATTAGTATCATATGGTTTACCAATTCCATAGCCAACAATGCTCTTACCACGCACGAAAAGCTTAACATGTGTCTTAGCACCAGAAGTAATAGATGATAAAGTACCTGTAGTAAGGCCACTTGGATCAGTGCTGTTAACAATGATCTTGCCACTATCTACTGGATTTGACGATGTCACAACAAAGTCAGCACTTGATGTAAATTTAACAGTTATAACTTCATCTTCACGATCAGTACCTGTTAACTTAACTGGGGTTGTAGCAAGGTATGAAACAGGAAACTTAATCTTAGACTTTGGGTTTGGTCTAGCAATAGTGTAGTAATCTGGATCATTATGCGGATTACCGGGGAAAGTATTTGGTGCGACTAGTATCTTACCTGCCCAATAATAGTTCCCATAGTTAATGAATTTGTCATAGTTAATAGGAACGTGAAAGTTGAAGTACTGCTCACTCATCCATGAGCGCATGTTCTCAATGTCAGCGTTCAGAACTTTTAATCGATTAACAAAATCATTAAATGTGTAAGCAGACTCTTCTGTTCCTGTCTTTACATAAAGAGCTGGAACAAGTGCGTTTACTTCTCGCTCTAAGTTTGAAGCAAAAATTTGCGGTTCACCATCAATTTGCTGTCCAATTCGTCCATCAATAAGCACGCTTCTTTCTTCTGCTACAAATCGATTGAACAGGTTTGAAACGAGACTTGTTAATGTCTCATTTTTAAGAGTTAAAGGAAGAAGTCTATTGAAATCTAAGTATTGTTTCTTTGCCATGAGCTGATTGCTGGATAAATCATGAATAATATAATATCTTATTTATCCAGCAATCAAAATGCTTAGAAAGTCATTTTTACTTGATTTGTCTTAGAACGGATGGAGTAAGTGCATCAACTATTTCGATGTCATTAATAGTTGCTGCTGATTGAAGAATTTCATCAAATCCTGACTCGATCGTAAACAATGAACCAAATGAGTTCACTGAATACATTGGAACTAGAACAACAGAGGAAATTTGAGAGGTTAAGCGCTGGTGAATTAAAGAGATTAGTTCAGTAGCGTAGAATGTATCTCCAAAATCCCATCCTTGAATGTCAAAGAACTTATCTATAACAGCTATGATCTCTTGTTTGATGCGCTCATCAGAGAACGTAGCTGTTGGTGACTTAACAACCCTAAACTTAGCGCGGAACCTCTGATCTGCTTTTTCACCAAACAATAACTTTATTTTCCCAGGATGCAAAACAACAGTGTCAGACAACATCTTGTTCTTCAACAAATAACCATATGCTGTTCTTAGTTCTAGAGGTGTTGGAGGTATAGGCTCAATAGAGCTAAACCCCTTTATGTAATCCCTCATGCTTATATAGTACCCACGAGTTAACAAAAATGCATCATGTATATTAGTAACTGATGGGTCAATAAGGTTAGTGACAGGAGAGAAGTGCTGCCACATAAAATCAAGACCTTTAATCAAGTTGCATCCATCTATTCCATTATCTCCTGTTGGAGATACTGGTGCTGGTACCATTCTTCTTCTAACAATAGTTACATTTACGGCTGATGGAGAGATAAGTTTACCAACGTAGTTTCCATATTCAAATGCGTAAAAAACTCCACTACCAGCAGGGAACTCGATTCCCATTCTGTCATACACTGTTGTGTCATAATCAGGGATATCATATCCATCTATCAGCGTATATCTATAATTTGGATCTTGTTCATCACATGCCAGCCAACGAATTGTGGTACCATCTGCAGAAACAATTCCGTATTGATAAGAATCTTTTGAGAACGCTTCAAATTGTAAAATATTATCTGGAGTAGCATCTCCAGAACGAATGAAGTTTATTGTATCTGTTGGTGCAACTTCTAATTGATTGAAATTTATAACTCCATCTGAGTTATATACAAAACCTAGTGCATCATAAATGTGCGCGCTTACAAGTGGTTTACCAAATTCATCTAAATTTGAACGTAGAATTCTGATTTTGTCAACAACTGGTTTTTTAGTTTCAGAATCCAAAATCTGATCATTTTGATTGTACCAGAACTTTGTTGTGTTGCTTTGAACTATAGTCTTAGTATTTCTGTTAAAAATCTTCCATGATGTTGTTGTCCCACCATTATCTTCACGAACAATCATGAAGATCCATGATTGGGCTTTTATCGCTTGGTTAAAAGTCATCTGTTGTGCAAGATCTGGGCCATTCTCATCAAGTCCTGCCCCTCCAATGTATGGTTTAAGGTTAATCATCTCAGCATCCGCAGGAACTGATGGATTAGCTCTCATAACTGCATCAGGAATTATTTCCCACCAACCTGTAAAGTTTACTTTATATTTGAGACCATGAATTTTTCGAACAGTTGCTGTGAAATCACCACTCGAAGGATAAGACTGTTTTTGAATATCAATAACAAAGCCATCTCCCGTTTGGAATGGAGAATTTACATCATTAGTAATAGAGAAATCTACTGGAAGATTATGACCATGTTGATCAGACCACCGAGCTCCATTTCCAATAACATAATTAGGTAATCTTCCACGTAGATTTGAAATAACGGTAAAGGTGACACCATCAGAAGTCATCTCGATGGTTATTACTTCTTTCTTATGCGCGAACTGGTCAAGCCCGTTCGCCTTTGGAGCACCTGCACTACCGTCACCATATCCCCATATGCTTTGTGAAGGATCAGTTGGTGGCAGATTGTTGTCAAAGCTGTGGAGTCTAATATCACCACCACCAAAACAGCGAATAAATGGGTTAAAGCGCAAGCCAAAGATCTTTTGTGGTGGAACTTGCTGAAGACCAGAACCCACATCGCCAGGAGGATAGGTGTTTACACCATCAATAGTTCTTGGTAGATCTGGCTGGTAAATTTTTCCATCATCTTCAGGATAAAGTATTGGATCCTTAATGATACCATGGCGAACGCCATTAATTATAGCGTACTGCTGAACATCACCATACCAGTGCTGGTCAAGTGCTCCTTGAATAGCTGTTTTCTCGTTTAAAGAACCATCACCACCGTTTATTAATGTAGATTGAACCCACGCATCATAAAGCTCACCATATGGTGCGACAACAGTATCATCAAGACGATAGTATCTTGTCTGGTTATCTTCTACAAAAACTCTGCGTGGGTATGAAATAATGCCATCGGCATCTGGTGATGTTGCAATAGCGTGTACAATGCTATTAAACACACCAGGACTTTGAAGCAAAGGCTCAATGAAAGAGTCTATTATGGTTCTGGCTGATAAGCGCGTTTCAACCATATCAACTGATATATCAGAAAACATTATAAGATCATCACCAAATAACTTAACGTTCTCATAATGACGTGATGCGTCATTCCATTCAATATATTTTGGTTGACCAGCAAATGTTCTGTTGATCGTTTTAAGACGTAAGATTGTTGGGTCCTTCAACATGAAGGTGTTATAATCTTGGCCATTTACCATTCTGTTCTGCGCGTAGTACGTAGAAGGTGCGGCCTGTCTTATTTGCTCAGTAGTTTCAGATTGTGAGTTGTTTTGAATTGCTGCAGTTAGAGAGAACGTAATGTTACACGTGTGCGTATTGTTTTGCTGGTTAGTGTAGACAAAGCTCATTGGCTGACCAGCGATTCTATTCTTTGGAATAAAGATGTTTTGGTTAGTGGACACTCTAGTCCAGATTTGGAATTTTCCGACTGGAGCATCGCTAAAGTTTCCATCACCAAATAACAACGCGATTCGATCGTTTTCTAACGTTTCAACCTCAAATTTTTTACGGCCACTTTGATCATTGAACTGAAGGTTTTGTTCACTTAGTGTCTCAACTTCATGCCACACTTCAGTAATGACATCATCATCATTTACTCTGTAAACCCATACGTCAGTGTTGTTTATATTGATAGCTTCAAGCTCAAGACGCCGGTTTGCTGTTGGTTCAAGAATAGTGTAATCTGTTCTTATAAGAGTACCTTGCTTCACAAACATCATGAAGCCAGTAAAGTCGGATCCATCACCCTTTCCATCATTAGCATAAACTATGTTGAACTGTGCGTTCAAATCTGGGGAACGTTCAAATGGACCATTTTCGTCTATGTCAATAGGTACAGCTTCCATTTGAAACTGTTCATTGGCACCTGATGCAATAAATGAGTAGACGCCGTTTCTAAACGAGTTAGTATGATTATTAAATGTGTAGAGCTGCATCGACACATCACCAATTTGTACAGCCTTAATTGGCTGCCCAAAGTGTGTGGTTAAAACCTTGTTAATTACTAAAAAGAACTGTTCTTTCCAATTAGTATTGTTTGGATCATTCCACGTGATAGTAACATTTGAAAGGTTGTTGCCTAGAGAGTCAAATACCGTTTCAGATGTACTGATAGAGTTAATTTTTACTAACCCGCGAGCAGGAATATTTCTAGAAGCTTTATATGAAATCAACCGGGCTAGACGAAGAATTGATTGCTTGCGCTGAGCAGTTGTGATAAAGTTTTCATGCGCCATCGTGTCAACACGGTACGCAAGCTGTTCAGCTACGTATGCAAAAAGTTCAAGGATAGCAATAAGCTCTGATGACTCAATAAAGTCATTAAAGTGTTCAGCATGATAGATTTTAAGATACTGTATTAGGGATTCTTTAACAGTATCATAATCGTATGCCGTGAAGTTTATTTGTTGAAAGGCGTTATAAACCTTGTCCCAAGCTTCAGCTGCGTATGTTGTTCGAAAGGTCATGATGTTTACTGTGTTGGTACTTCAATTCTAAGAACGTCTCTTACATTGAATTCAATGTAAAGCAAATCTGCAAGAGCAATAATAGCATTGTTATCAGGCAAGGATGCAACACTTAGTTTTATGAGATTTACTCTAGGATCATAGTTAAAGACTTCTGTTAAGTCATCTTCAACTATTTTTCTGCTACGCTCATCATTTGGTTCAAAAACAAGTGTTGGAATACGTGTACCAAAGCCTGGCATCATCACGCGCTCACCTTTTTCAGTAAAAATGTGATTTAAAAGGTCACGTTTTACGAGCTCAATGTTCTTAAGCCCAAACGTTCGTCTATTTTTCCAATCTGCTGTTGAAAAACCTTTGTAAATTGCGCGTGACATGTGCTTACCTCTTGTTTATCAAAGTATTTATTTGCACAACAGATAGTTCAAAAATTACGGTTTCCAGTTTGGTCCCCTTGGATTTGGTGATGGTGGTCTGTCCCATGGTTCATGACCTGGTACAATCGACGGTGAGTCTGCTATTAACGCGCAAACTTGATTATCATTAATCGATGATCCACCGCCAGTGCCCGAACCACCATTTAAGTAAATTACCTCAGCTGACTCGGTGATATGAGATCCACCAATTAGATCCATTCCTGTATTTGCTTTGATATTAACACTAAGCTCACTAGACATAAAAATATCTTGACAAGCTGATAGAATGAACTTTTCTTTAGTATTCACGTACATTGACTTACCGGTGCTCATTTTAATGTTGTCTTCATTCGCCTTTACATTAAATGCTTTATCAGCTTCAATGTTGATGTTTCTGTCAGCATAAAAATTAATGTCCTCTCCAGCACGAAAGCTTATGGACAGAGCTGAGAACACGTGAATATGTCCATCTAAATCCATTTCAATCCAAGATTTTCCTTTTGCGGTGCTTATATAAATTCGCTCGTTCGCATCATCAAAAATCATCTGATGACCTTCTGCGGTTTTAACACGCAGCCGGGCAAATTTTGGATGATCTTGCATAATGATTGCATGCCGACCAGGAGTTACCCAGCAATAAGTTTGTGGATCAAGATATCTAGGATTTTTAGCTCCTGCTGGATACCCTTCTGCACCATCTTTATCTGTCTTAGCTTGCGCTACTTGCCGTTCATAAGCTCCACGAGTAATTGCCTGAGAAGCATTAAGCTTATCCTGGAACTGTTGTCGTAAATTATCAAATGCTGGCTGAATTGGTTCGAGCTTACCAGTTCCATCACCTGCATCACCCCATGGCCCAGGCATTCCATCTTTATCAAAGTTTCTTCCTGCAGGTAACGATCTATTTCTGTGAAGTCGAAGAGATGATGCGAAGTAACATCTTTGATTAGGGTTAGCATTCAAAAAGAACACATATACAGTCGCACCAATCTTTGGAATCGCCCAAAAACCATATGCCGCATGGGATGTATTTTCAACTGGTATACCACCTGCTGGGTATTCAACAGTAAAACCAAAGAATGGTGATGCGTACTCTGCCCATGGAATTGCATCTATGTCAATGTTTTCGCCATCAAGTGCTGGAATCCAAACCTTCACGCGACCCATCTGATCTGGATCTTCAGTGAAGATTACTTGTCCTTCCATGATGAACGGAATTCCATCATGAAAAAATTCTGAAGATTGCTGAAATTGTTTATAAATCATGTTCTTTTACACTGTCCGACGTAGTTGACTATTGTCATTATCTCTTGATTCAGAGAATGATCCGGTAACATCAAACGGTATCAAGTTAAGTGATTGGTAAAATTCACCCTCAGCAAAATGATGTTTGATAAAAATTATCATGTATAATCCTTTGAAGAAGAATTCATCGGTGAACATTAATTCACCTTTTTTGTACTGACCAGTAAAATCTACGTTTGGCGCCAAAATGTTTATCTTAATAAAAATCGGAGATGTTGCAACATCAGCACCATTCAATAGCGTGTCATCTTGTGGATTTGATGGAGCTATTAGTTTTTGAAGACGCGGACCATAATATTCAGAATAATATTGCGCTTTAGCTGATGATAGTCTACCTGCTATGTAATTCAAATAGTTGCTTTCAGCCTCTGTTTGAGTCTGCCTATAGAATTTTTCAAGCGTTGGGGTGTCAATGATTTCTCCATGTGGTGCAATACCACCACGCTCTTCCCTGCCAGCGTATTTTTCCAAAATATTTGGATTACCACGAATAATCATATCTAGGTTTAAAGAGCTAATGAAGTGCATGTACGCGAGAGTGCGTGTATATTCCTGCTTAGCTTTAAACACAGCAACTGCATCTTCACGCTTTATATCTTCTGTACTTTGTGAATTGTTGTTTTGAATTTGATCTTTTGTTTGAATAGGTGGAAAAATTGGATCATTAGGGCGAAGAATAGGGGCAAAGTCTTTAGATGTCGGTCTACCTTTAGCTACTTTCTTTACGTCATCTACTGTATTGCCTTGAGAAGCATTAGTAGCAAATCTGTTGCCACCAATATCAACTTCAGTATCTAGCGCTATTGCGCTTTCTGGCAAATATTGAATCCTCAAGTCTTTAATATGGCTGTTAAATCCAGTAAAAATGTAATCATATGTAATGACGTTTTTAACACCATGAAGGTTTCTTAAGGCAGATGGATTTTTATTTGTAGATGTTTGATCTTTTGAAATAGGCTTAGGAATTTTAACGGGATAGATATCAATGTGAATAAGGTATGTATTGTGATTAGTAGTAATATTAGTTACTGTTTTAAACGTATAACCATTTCCAGATTTGATTGCTTCTTGACTTGCAAGTTTTAAGAATTGAGGAGAGCTTTCAAGAATTTTCTTGATAGCATCTGTGATCGTAGTCGTGTTAGAAAATGATAGTTCATAGTAGCGGTCTGACTTTTGCTGCTTTTCTTCTTCAGAATAAGGGTTTTTTGTTTTTTCTTGCTCGACCTGTGCATTTGCTTTAGCGATAAACATCTGCTCTTCTCGTTTAGATGGAAGAGCTGTTGTTACTTTAAAATCATTTGCCCAGTTGAATGGGTGTTTGTCTGGTAAAGTAATCATGTATTGGACCAGCTTACCAAACTTTACATCATTAGTGTTTGTATTTCCATCAGTACTGCTTGCATTAAATGCATCATTAGTGTATTTTTGAAAATATTGAAGTGACTGAATGTTAAGTCTTTTCTCTAAATTCAAAATCATTTGACCAACAGTTGGCGGTCCACCCTGAGTCGTAACAGAATTCACATTGTAAAGGCTGTTTATGTGTTCAAGTGCTTGTCCCAGTTGAGGAGCACCTTCTGATTCCATAAATTCAATATCATAGACAGACCCACTGCTGGTAAATTCAAAAGCCATCAACAAAAGAATCAACGGAATATTTGTAATTGCGACAGTTTCAGTAGTACCATCGTCCTTATGACCAATGAAAATAATAGACAGTAAAAAGAATGCTGATGCACGAGTTGTTTTTAGCTTATTACGAAGAGTGTCAGCAAGAAAATTAAAGAACGTTAAACCTGTTGTGTCTATTAGCTTTACGCGCGTAGATGTTGCCGGAACGGAAGGATTTACACGATTTCCAGTACCATAGATGTGTTCCATTTCCAGCTCGATGATCGAATACTGGGAAAATCGACGAGTATCAAGCAAAAGATAAGCAGATTCACCGTCAATATCAATTTTATCACCAAGTGATGCGCTCTCAACAGCAGAAAGAACACGTGCCTTTCCATTAACCGGCTGAATCATTTTTCTAAAGGCTTCAGTCGTGTTAGCTACTGTCATTATGTAATGATATGAGTATGTTCTAAAATTATCCAGCGGGTTTGGATAATTACTTCCAAGTGGTCCTGACATATGCGTTTACTTAAATTATGATTGGAGAAATTGTATTTACCGGTTGCTTCTTGCTTGGAATTCCACCCTTACGATTATTAAGCATTAATGGTAACCTGGATTTAGATGGTATTAGAAGAATTCTTCCTGCAACTACTTCTGAAAAAGGATTTAGAATGTTGTTGTACTGAGCCAATACCCACCACCATCTTGGTTCATTGTAGAAAACTGAAGAAATCAGATCAAGTCTTCCTTCATAGAAGTTTTCTACAGTGTAAACGATGTCAGATGGATCTTGCTCAAATAACGAGCGTTCCCACCACTCAATAAAGCCATTTGCAGTTTCAGTTTCGCCACCGCCAACGTATCGTGAATACTTATTAAAAAGGGAATTAGAATTGTTCGACATTTTTTCTTTTAAATATTAGTTAAGTTTAACTAATTAAAACGTAGAAGGTGCTTCAGGATTAAAGCTTTCAGATGGAATGTTAATATCATTATTTTCTTCTACATTAATATTTGCTGGTTGTGAAGTATCTAGAGAACTTGGATTTGTTTCTGACATAACTGAAGTCTGCGGTTTTTTATCTTGTCCAGTACGATTTATCGCGCTAAATGCTAATGGCATATTTCCAAACTGATAATCACGAATGCTAAAGCCACTATATTCGGCTGGCGACCATGCTTCTTTTAAGTTAACTGTAACATTAAGAACTACTGGAAATGGTCTATTTTCACCAGTATCAGCATCAGTTGCTGGAAGATAATCTACATCATTTGGCCATGAAATACTATAACTTTCAAGCACGCACTTCACTGGGCCTATCATGTTCTTTCCATACGCTGTAAGCGTAAGAATTGGTGGTGGTGCGCCAAGAAGATATGGGTCAGTTCTTTTTGTCCCCTCACCATAATATGGCATTACCCACGTTCTGATAGTATTTACCATCATAAGGTTTTTTGTTGCTTCTTCTACATTACGAGAAATCAGCCTGCCATTAACAGTCCATGATCTTGAAGACGTTGACTTGTACTTTAGAATTTCACCAGGATGATGAAGAGGTGAAAATGGGTCATATTGAGCTGAACGGCCTTCATCAATCGTTGGCATTACGTCAAACACCACATCCATGAAGCCAAAAGGTTCCTGGGTGATGGTAACCTTCATTTCGCTCATTGGTGGTGTTTTTTTACTATTAAGGAAATTTGCTGGTGGATGAGGAGGGTCTTTTTGACCAACTTTTCCAAGCAACCTGTTTGTAGAAGCCTCTTTAATCGCTATCTGATTATTTTCATAAACCATTTTCACTTGTTGAGTAATACTATTGAAATTTTTAGCATTACCCTGGTTTACTACTTTATCAATAGCTTCCCCAGCTTTTTGTGCTGAAGACGGAATTCCATAATTTGAAGTTATTAGTGATGGAGCACTTTCGGTTTGAGAAATAACCTCACCTACAGTTTGCGAAGCATCATTTATTCCTTGTTGAACTGGAACATTTAATGCTTGTTTTATGGTATCAGCAATATTGAATGGCATGATTATTCACTTAATGATATTTTAATCTTTTCAAACATTCTTTTAGCCAGGGTCGGGTTATGCTCTAAACCAACAATTTTAGCAAATTCTTCTTCAAATCCAAGCTCAACAGCCCGTCTAGCAAGAGAACCAGATACAAGATCTGTGTCAATATCACCATTGCTTTTTAATGCGTTTAGCGCTTTATCCATAGCTGATTGTTTAACATCTTTAGCTGTTTCAATTGCTTTAGCATCTCTGTCAAGAAGAATCTTGTAATGATGAATTGGTTTACCGTCAGGATAAGTAAAATGCTTGTCTAAGATCCGCGCATAGTCATCAATTCTATCTGTTCCAGCAGCAATTGCAATTGGTTCCATTCCTTTGTCTCTTAGCATTGCTAGCGCGTTAAACGCGTTAGTAGCTGTCATAAAATTTACCCCATTTGCGTGACCAGAAGATTTCATAAATAGTATACGATCTTCTACTGATAATGGGTTTCTTTTTTTATCAGAATCAGATTTACTTCCACCAATTACAACCACAACAGGATTTGCATCAAGGCCTAGTTTTTTATGGGTTCTGATAAATTTCTTTACCTTATCAATAACTGCATAATGACCTCGGGTTGGTGGGTTGAATCGTCCTATGATGACAGCAACCTTTTTTGAACCCATAGGTGGCAAATTTTCAAAAAGTTGTGTAAGTTGCAATTGTTCGTCCATGTCTTTATCCTAAAACAGATTGACATAAGTATTTATGGTCTAAACAAATCATTCAAAAACATGAAGTTTACATAAAGGGAATAACATGGTATAATGAAATTATTCTCCTTGTGTAACACTATAGGAGAACTTTACTTTGATTTCACGTTCCAAAACTAAAACTAAAACTAAAACAAAAAGAGAAAAGTCAACGACAACCATAGGTCACTATGTACGTAATGCAGATTTACTGCCAGCTGTCATAGAAGCAAAAGAACTTGGGGTGGTTACTGATAAGCTAATCAAGATGATCTGGCTTATCGCTGAACGATACTCTAGGAAAGCAAATTTCGTAGGATACTCTTTCAGAGAGGATATGGTCTCAGCTGCAGTTGAGAACCTATGTAAAAACGCCCTTAAGTTTGATCATGAAAAGTATTCTAATCCTTTCTCTTTCTATACTACAGCGATTCATAATTCTTTTCTGCAATTTATGGCAGAAGAGAAAAAACATCGCACGCTTCGTGATACCCTTTTAATTGATGCAGGAGCAAATCCAAGCTTCAACTTCATGGAAGATGAACTTGATGAGACACAGTTAGAAATTAAAGAATCAGATGAATATTACGTGGCCAAGAAAAAATCTATCAGTGAAGAAGATGATAATATTGAGATGTTAGATGAACGGGTACCACGCGTTCCATATGAAGAAAAGATTCGTTATCGGGATCGTATTCCAAGTGAGGTTAAAATATATGGACCAGATGATGTTGAGATTGATCCTGTAACTGGTGATATCATCATCAAGTCTAAGGAACAGGTTAATGGAATTCCAGCGTATGAAAGGAGCGTGAGTAAGCCAGAACAGGTTGAAGAAGTCAAGACAAAGCGTAAGCCACAAACGGTAAAGACTGATGCTGAAAAGAAACCTACGGTTAAAAAGACCGTGAAAGGTGATGTTGCTGAGAAAAAGACAAAAACTACTAAGGTGAAGTAACCATGCAAGTACGCAATAAAGGTTCTTCACTGAAGAAGGTTGCGATGTTCACTGATATTCATTTTGGTAAGAAGAATAATTCTATTCAGCACAATCAAGACTGTTTAGATTTTGTTACATGGTTTTGTTCAAAGGTTAAAGAAGAGCGTGATGTAAGTCATGTTGTGTTCTTAGGTGACTGGTTTGAAAACAGAAATTCAGTGAACGTCATGACTATGAATTTTGCCTATGAAGCGCTGAAGCTTCTGAATGGTTTAAATGTTCCAATTTACATTATTATCGGCAACCATGATCTTTATCATCGCGAAAACAGAAAAGTCTTCTCAACAAAGGTCTTTGAACAGTTTGAGAATGTTACACTTGTAAATGAACCGACTGTAATTGATAACACTGTTCTAGTGTGTCCGTTTTTGTTCAAAAATGAATATTCAGAACTGGCCAAGTATTCCAAGCTCCCATATTGGATGGGTCACTTTGAATTTCGTAACTTTGTTGTGACTGGATCTGATAGACGCATGGAACATGGCCCAGATCACAAACAGTTCAGTGAGCCTACATACATTTTCTCTGGACATTTTCACAAACGTCAAGCAATTGACAATGTCGTTTATATTGGTAATGTTTTTCCCATGGACTATGGTGATGCTTGGGATGATGCACGTGGTATGTGCATTCTTAACACAGAAGATGATGATGTTACGTTTATTGATTGGGAAGACTGCCCAAAATATCGTAAAGTAAAATTGTCAGATGTAATTAGTGATAACGCTCCAATTTTTCCGTCAAAATGTAGAGTACGTTGTTTAATTGATATTGATATTGGATATTCTGATGCTCAAATCTTAAAAGAAGAAATGGTGAAACAGCTTGAATTAAGAGAATTTTCTCTTGAAGAAAACTTAAATGAGCGCAAGGATGCTATTGCTGGTGAAGATGTTCTGGAGAACTTTGATCTAAGCTCACTTAATGATGCTGTGATCAAAATGCTTCAAACTGGCATATCAGGTACAGCCACAATTGATCCAGAACGTTTAGTAGACATTTACCAGCAATTATAATGATGAATAATAGTGTGTTGAATCTCGTACAAAACTGTGTGTAAATGATTAACAATATCAAATTAGCTTAACACAATATGAGTAAACCAGTTAATTTTAAACAATTACAGATTCGAAATTTTTTGTCTTTCGGAAACAATCTTACATCAATTGACCTCACGCATTGTGGCTCAACACTAGTTATGGGAGAGAATGTAGACGCTAACAGTAACAACGGTGCTGGAAAATGTGTACAAGGTAAAACTCTTATAAAAATTCGAAATAAACGAACAGGAGAAATCCAGACCGTTTCAATTGGAGATTTTTTTGAGAGCTTACAAAAGCCTAAAGAAAAAAGTTGATATATCTAAAACATTCATCTCAATAATAAAATGCACCAGCTTTCAGATATTGTAAATCGTAAGTTCACTGACATCATTGACATAGATGATTATGAGATTGAGACGGACACAGGGTGGGTACCAGTTACACATCTTTGCAAAACAATCCCATATGATGTTTGGCAAATTGAGACAATAAATGGGTCAAAATTAGAATGTGCTGATGATCATATTTTGTTCACAGCAGATCTAAAGCAAGTTTTTGCTAAAGATCTACATGTAGGCGATTTGGTTTATACTAGAAATGGACCTCTTCCCATCAGCAAGATTCAAAAAACTGAACGTGTTGAGCAAATGTTTGACGTGCAAGTTGATCACCATAATCATAGATTCTGGTCAGGTGATTATCTTTCGCATAATACTACGATCATTAACGCGCTGTGTTACGCTCTATACAACAAACCTTTTGACAATATTTCACTTCAACGACTGATTAACTCTACCAACAACACTAAGAATACCTTGATGGAAGTTAGATTAGTGTTTAGCAAAGGTGATGATGAGTTTGAGGTATATCGTTGTCGTGGTGAAACATTCAATATTCAAGTCTATATGAATGGAGAGGACATCACCCTTGACAGTGTTGCTGAAAATGACAAGCTTGTAGAAGAGCTAATTGGTATAAGCTATGAGCTCTTTACGAAGATTATTATCTTTTCCGGAAATTCCATTCCGTTTCTGATGATGCCAGTTTCACAGCAACGTCAGCAGATTGAAGAATTGTTCAACATTACTCTTCTCACAGAGAAGGCTGTTAAGCTTAAAGAAATCATAAAGGCAACTGAGAACAGTATTTCAATTCAAGAAGCTGTTATTCGTGAACAAGAAGCTGCGGTGAATCTGTATAATAAACAACTAAAGGACGCAGAAAACCGAGTTGCTAAATGGGAGTCTGATAGAAACGCACAAGTCATAAGTCTTCGTGAACAACTTCAACTCATGCAAACGGTTGACATTGAAGTTGAGAAAGAGCTTCATGTTTTAACTGCCGCGCTAAAGGAAGAAGAAAACACCTTGCAACACAAGCTAAGTAGTGCTAAGAAGGATAAAGTGACAATTTCTGCAGAGATTAAGAAGTTATCAGACGAACTTGTACACTTATTAGAAGATAAATGCCCTTACTGCTTACAACAATATGCTGGCGCGGCTGAGAAGTTAATTGAAAAACAAGATCTTCTCGAGCAAAAAAAGACTAAACTTGTAAGTCTTGAGGAAATCATCACGACTACATCAGCTGAAGTTGCAGAACTAGTTGATCAGCGCCTGCGAGCTGCCAAGCTTATGAAGTTTTCAAGCCTTGCTGATGCTGTACGAGCAGAATCTTCTGCACAAACAGCTCAACAACGAATTGATGAATTATTGAACACTGTTAACCCGCACAGTGAAGCGCTTCAAGCTTTGCGTGAGAGCGCTGTTAAAGAAGTTGACTACGCTCAGTTAGATTTACTTAAGAAGGATTTGGATCATCAGCAGTTTCTGTTGAAATTGCTTACAGATAAAAACTCATTCATCCGGCGTCGAATTATCCAAAAAACAATTCCATTTCTAAACAATCGTCTAATCCATTATACTAAAGAGCTTGGACTTCCACATGTTGTCATGTTTGATGATGATATGAGCTGTACCGTATCTGAGTATGGTCGAGAACTTGATTTTGGTAACTTGTCTAGTGGTGAAAAGAAACGAGTAAATCTTTCATTATCACTTGCTTTTAGAGATGTTCTTCATCATCTGCACTCAAAGGTAAATTGTTTGTTTATTGACGAGATAGATGCATCACTCGATAGTTCTGGAGTTGAAAATGTCTTTAGATTATTAAAAAATAAATCTCGTGATGAAGGGCTTGGACTCTGGATAATCTCACATAGACCAGAAGCTATTGGTCGATTCGACCGTTCAGTAATTGTTCGCAAAGAGAATGGGTTTAGTCGTATCGTATCTGAAGATGGAGATGAGTTTGAAGAATAAACAAGTGTAGTTTCAAACTATTTTGTTCAAATTACATAAGTTGAATGTATTTGTATTTTCACGATTGGGAAAAGATAAATAGAGAGTGAACGTCTTCAGGTTCAATCTCTATCAACTTACAATTCGTGAATTATGAAAAAATCACAACAAAAAGGTGGTGATGAAAATTTATCTGTCACTAAAAGAAAACGTCGTCCTGGTATGGGCAAAGCAAAGGGAAATAGCTTTGAAAATATAGTTGCTAAAAAACTTACCGCAGCTTTAACACCACTCAAATTCATCAGAACACAAGGTTCAGGTGCTAGAGTTGGTGGAAAGAATTTTGAAACTATTGGTCAAATGTTTGGCGAGGATGCACTTAAGCTCTTCGTCGGCGACGTAGTTCCTGTAAATGAAAAAGATTCAGGAGTGGTGTTTAACTTCTCAATAGAGTGCAAATCATACGCAAAATCTGATAGTTTTGAAACGATGGTCGCTGGTAATGCGAACATTTTCAAGTGGATTCATGAAGCTATTGACGACGCAGCGAAGGTTAATAAAGTTCCTTTACTTATTTTCAAGTGGAACCGCTCTCCTATCTATGTCGCCATGTTACATGGTGATAATATTATGCATCAACCACGCATTAGTTTATCTCAAAATGGGTGTATAATTGATATCTTTTACTTGGATGATTTACTTCCATCACAAAATTTTTGGATTACTAATAAAGAATAAAGTATTATGGCACACGGCGATTTTTTACCACGTTGGTTGGCGCGTGTAAATGTTTACAGACCAACAACTGATTTTTCAGATCTACTTAGAATAGTAGCAAGCTACTATGATATGTATGCTAAAGCGTACACTTATATGGGACCATGGATAGCAAAGCAGAACGCCATGAATTTCTCAGTTCCAGATAAAGATGAAATTATGGCTGGTATTGGTAAACCAAGATCAACAATAAGCTATACAACCTACTCAAAGTTCATTGATGCATTATTTGATTTTGCTATTATGTCTAAGGGTAGAAAGGCTCTTATTAATCCTAACCCATCAACTCATCATTCGGCTCAGTTTTCACAAAGCACATTTAACATTACTCCTGTTACTGATAATGTTGTTTTACGAGATGAACGAGCTGTTAGAAAACCAGCCAAGACGCTGCATAAGATTGAATTTTTTGGAGCAGATCTTCCAGTATACATAGAAAATTTAAC